AAGATTAGAATTAGATACAACTAACGCAATAACAACCGAAGCCGCAGGTTCGGGTAGTTTATGGAACGCAACAAACCCAAATAGCACCGTTATCACGCTTGGCAATCAAGCAATGACAAATACTAATGGCACTACCTATGTTGCCTATTGCTTTGCTCCAATCTCAGGCTACAGCGCGTTTGGTTCGTACACGGGCAACGGGTCAACGGATGGGCCTTTTGTGTTTACCAATATGAGGCCAAGATGGTTGATGTTCAAAAGAACGGATGCCACCAATAATTGGATTATGTACGACACATCACGCAGCACATATAACGCCGCCCAAAACTTCTTATATCCTGACCTTTCAAACACAGAAGGCACTGGCGTTTATATTGATTTTGTTTCCAATGGCTTTAAGTTGCGAGACACAAACGCTATTTTTAACGCCAGCGGCGGCACATACATCTACGCTGCCTTCGCAGAGAACCCCTTCACGATTAGCAGAGCGAGGTAACAATGTTTTATCGCGCAGCATCAAACCAGTACATTGTCGAACAGACGCCGTTTACCATTGATGGCACGGGCTACCCGGCTGACTGGCTGAACAAAGCTTCGGCCGAGGACAAGGCCACGCTAGGTCTGGTTGAGGTGACCTACGAAGGAACGCGGGAAGATGACCGCTTCTACTGGGTGACCGAGAACCGCAACGGCGCTGTGATCAGCTACACCAACACGCCGAAGGACTTGGCTGCACTGAAGGCGCAGTGGAAAACCACGGTCAACGCTGCTGCCTACGCAATCCTGTTGCAGTCTGACTGGATGGTGGTCAAGGCCCTCGAAACGTCAGCCACCGTACCGGCTGATTGGACGACCTACCGCGCTGCTGTACGCACTGCGGCTGCTACGGCTGTGGCTGCGATTGATGCTTCGGCTGATGTTCCTGCCCTGCAAGCGGCTATTCAAGTGACTTGGCCGAACGATCCCAACTTCGTTGCACAGGCGTAACAATGGATTACTCTGGCCGAATCATCACCAAGAACCCTACTGCTCCGACAAAGAGCAGTGCATCAGGCATATGGACTCTTGATGAAGCCACGCAGTACATCAAGGCGGGCACATGGCCAATAGGCTTTGGTGATTTTAGCTACCTTGTTATAGGTGGCGCAGGTGGAGGTGGCGCAGGCGGTGGCGGTGGTGGTGCAGGCGGCTATCGTTCGTTTACAGGGCAAGGCGCGTTACTTAATGTTGCTTACACCCTCACGGTCGGCGCTGGCGGGGCTGGCGCATCTACTGGGTCGGCTGCAAATGGAACTACGGGTAGTAATTCAGTTTTCAGTACTAGCACTTCTGCCGGTGGTGGCGGTGGCGGTAGTGGAAACGCTGTTGCCGGGTTGTCTGGCGGATCGGGTGGCGGCGGGTCAGGACTGTTCAACCCTACCGGGGGTACTGGCGGCGCAGGAAATACGCCAAGCACATCTCCCGTTCAAGGTTACAACGGCGGCGACGGCAGTGGGTCTGCTTCGTACTATGGAAGTGGCGGGGGCGGTGGATCGGGCGGCGCTGGCGTTAACGGCACGGGGTCGGGCGGGGGCAATGGCGGTATAGCCACATCCAACTCCATTACTGGATCGGCTGTTTATTACGCTGGCGGCGGAGGCGCAGGATCGTACACCAGCGGCGTAGCAGGTCTTGGTGGCGGCACCGCAACGGTCGGGCAAAAAGGCGGGGCGACCGACGGAAATACTGCTGGAGGCACTGCGTCCAACGCAACCGCAAACACGGGCGGCGGGGGTGGCGGTGGCGGATACGGTGCGCCGTATCAAGCTGGCGGCAACGGTGGTTCGGGTGTAGCTGTTCTCAAAGTGCCAAACACTGTCGCGGCTACATTCTCATCCGGCGTGACATCTAGTTTGTCTACTGCCGTGTCTAACTACAATGTCTACACGGTAACTGCAACATCCACTGGATCAGAAACGGTGACCTTTGTAAGCGCCGTTCCTGTTGAATATCTTGTGGTCGCTGGCGGGGGCGGCGGTGGACAGTCGGATGGTGTTGGCGGCGGCGGTGGAGCGGGTGGTTTTAAAACAGCAACAGGATTCCCGATAATTCCTAGCACTTCATATGCTGTAACGGTTGGCGCGGGTGGCGCTGGCGCATCGTCTTTTGCTCAAGGTTCTGATGGCAGCAACTCCGTTTTCAGCAGCATCACGTCAACAAGTGGCGGCGGTGGTAGTGGCGGCAGTGGAGCGGGACAGACGGGTCGCACAGGTGGGTCTGGTGGTGGCGGCGGTTACGGCGCGGGTGCTGGCGGTTCGGGTACATCGGGCCAAGGTAATGCTGGAGGCACAGGATCGGCGCAATCTGGATCACATGGTGGCGGCGGTGGTGGCGGAGCTTCGGCGGTTGGTGCGGATGGGGTAGCTGGTACGGGTGGTGGTAATGGTGGTGCTGGCACTGCATCAAGCATCAGCGGCTCTAGTGTTACTTATGCGGGTGGCGGCGGTGGAGGTACTTTCAACGGCTACTCGGCCGGAACCGGAGGCGCAGGGGGCGGCGGCGCTGGCGCTGTAGGCACAAACGCGACGAATGTTGCGGGGACTGCCAATACAGGTGGTGGCGGTGGTGGAGGCGGCGTTACTGGCTCGTATCTGGCAGGTAAGGCTGGCGGGTCAGGCGTTGTCATCATCAAGATACCTAGCACCTACACTGCAACATTCTCCGGTGGCGTGACGCAGACCTCTACAACTAGCGGCGGATATAAAATTTATACGGTTACTGCAACATCAACCGGATCAGAAACCGTTTCGTTTGCATAGGAAAATCATGGCGCATTTTGCAAAACTTGATGAAAACAATGTCGTGGTGCTTGTCACCGTAGGCAGGGATGAAGACAACGGCAAGGAAGCCGAGTTGACTGCGCGTACCGGGGATGTCTACAAGCAGACCTCTTACAACACGCGGGGTGGCGTTCACACCCTTGGTGGCACTCCGTATCGCAAGAATTACGCTGGCATTGGCTACAGCTACGACTCAGGGCGCGATGCTTTCATACCGCCCAAACCGTTTGCGTCATGGGTATTGAACGAAAGCACTTGCCTGTGGGATGCGCCCACCCCGATGCCAACAGATGACAAGCGGTATTCGTGGGATGAAGCTACCACCTCTTGGGTCGAACAAGCATAAAAGGGATGTGAAATGTCTACATACTCAACCAACCTTGCACTGGAACTGATTGCTAACGGCGATCAATCTGGTACTTGGGGCGATACAACCAACACCAACCTTGGTACGCTGATTGAACAAGCAATTAGCGGCTACGTCACTTATGGTTGCAGCGGTGGAACCGACACCATCACCATCCCGAACGGTGCAACAGGCGTTGCGCGAAATATGTTTTTGGAACTCACCGGGACGGGTGGCGGTACGCTGGTTGTGCCATCCAACAAGAAGCTGTACTTCATCTACAACAACACCAGCAGCGCCATCACGGTCAAGGTCAGCGGCCAAACTGGCGTTTCTGTTCCGGCTGCGGCAAAGATGCTGCTGGTCAGCAACGGCACGGACATTGTTAACGCCATCAACTACTTGGCTACTAACGCGCCGTTGTCGGTGTCCTCTGGCGGTACTGGCCTTGCAACGCTGACAGCCAACAACATCATGCTTGGCAACGGCACGGGGGCTGTTCAGTTTGTTGCTCCCAGCACTAACGGAAACGTGTTGACCTCCAATGGAACGACGTGGGTTTCATCTCCTAGTTCGACGTTCGTTTCTAGCGTTACGGCAACTTCACCCCTCTCGTCTACCGGTGGAAACACTCCAGCCATTTCGATTGGCAGCACGATTCCGGTAACGCTTGGCGGAACAGGCGTGGCATCAGCTACGGCCTACGCACTGCTGGCTGGCGGCACAACTTCAACCGGCGCAGTGCAGTCTTTGGTTAGCGTGGGTACGGCAGGACAGATTCTTACCAGCAACGGTGCCGGTGCACTGCCAACATTCCAAACGGCAGGTGCTGCTGGTGGCGTTACGTCGCTGACTGCTGGAAATAGCATGTCTGTTAGTGCATCAACCGGTGCTGTAACGGTTTCATATTCCGGTTCATTCAACGCTGTTGGTAGTTACACTCTTGCCGCAATACAAAATACAGGGGGAGCAAGCTCTGGAAGCAATTATGCTGCTGGCTCTGGAACTGACCAACTGAGATCAGTTGCAGTTTCAAATGATCTTACGTTTGTGGCTGTAACTAATAATTTATCTGGGACTTGGAAATGGATGGGATCACCATCAAGCAACGGTGATCATTGGACTGTATGTTGTCGCGTCGCATAAAGGAAAAGCATGTTCACTCTAGAGTACGCAAAGAACCCGGCATGGCAGGGCGAGAATCAAATTTCTCTGACTGTGAAGTTTGCAGAGTTTAATGAAGAACTTCCGTTCCTTGCAACATCATTTGATCCAGAGCCGCATGGTGTTGACATTTATAACCGCGCAGTAGCCGGTGAGTTTGGCGAAGTTGCGCCGTACGTTCCTCCGGCGTAAACATGAGTTACGGCATTTATCCGGGGTCTACACCAGAGTTTCGCACCGTGAAGAGAGGCGGCGTAGTGGTTATGCAGATCAGGTACGTTCATCGCGTGATGGGCTACACCGGCAAATGGATGGATGTTCCACAAGAAGAGGTTACAGATGAGCGAACCTGATTTGGTAGCAAAGTTTATGACGCATGAAGCGGTCTGCGCCGAACGCTGGAAAGAAGCGATTCTTCGTATCAAACGAATAGAGTCAATCGGTCTTTCCTGCGCTGGCGCGATCATTTTGCTCTTGATACATCTGGTAACAAAAGCATGAGAGGTGTTATGAATGATCGACCCAGTAACCATAGGAGCCGCATTTGCCCTAGCTAAGACCTCGGTTGGCTTCGTGAAGGAGGCCATCAATCTTGGCCATGAAATCAAGGATTGCTACGACGACCTGAGCAAGTTTTTTAAAGCGCAGGGTCAGATTGAGAAAGCAGCAAAAGAAGTAGAAGTACTGAAGTCTCAGCCAAAGCCGGAAGACCCGAAGGCAGCGGCAGCGCAGGAAAGCGTTCTGTCACAAGCATTTACCATTGTGATGCAGCGCAAGCAGATGAAAGAGTTTGAGCGGGAACTGCGGGACATGTTCGCCATGAAGGGCGAAATGGATTTGTACGAAGAGTTGTGTGCAGAACGTAACCGCATCAGCGGTGAGCAAGACGAAGCAAACAGAGAAGCAATACGCAAGGCACGACTTGCCAAGGACAGGGCGGCACGGAAGAAGCAAGAGCAGGAAGAATTACTGATGACGGTTGGTATCTTTGTGTTCTTGGGTATCGGCGGCATCATCATTTTTGTAGCAACTTACGTCAGGATTTAAACATGTTCCCACTCGGCGCGGTGCTTGATATCGGTAGCAAGATTCTGGACAAGGTGTTTCCAGACCCTGCGGCTGCTGAAGCAGCTAAGTTGAAGTTGCTGGAGATGCAACAAAACGGTGAGTTGGCGCAGCTGAATGCTGACGTATCAGAGCAGCATGAATTGACTGACAGGCTGAAAGCCGACATGGGTTCTGACTCGTGGCTGTCGAAGAACATCCGCCCCATGACCTTGATCTTTATCCTTGTCACTTACACCGTGTTCGGGATGATGTCGGCGTGGGATGTCGAGGTGAACAAAGAGTACGTGCAGCTGCTGGGCCAGTGGGGCATGCTAATCATGTCGTTCTACTTCGGCGGCCGCACCCTTGAGAAGATCATGGGAGTCAAGAAGTGAGAGAGAAGACAATCTGCTTTGTGACGATTCTGGTCAGCGTGACGCTGTCGATGGTGATGATATCTATGGTAGGTGTGATGCTGTACGGTCTGTTCATGCCTAACAGCGTGATCGACAATACAGACATCTTCCCGATCATTGGGCCAGCCTTCAGCACCATCGTTGGCGGATTCATCGGCATCTTGGCCGCAGTCAAAGTCACGGAGCGGATTGAAAAATGAAAGAGAACTTTGAGAAGGCGCTGGCCGCAGTCCTGCACCATGAAGGCGGCTTCGTGAACCACCCGGCTGATCCGGGCGGCATGACCAACCTTGGCTGCACCAAGAAGGTTTGGGAAGAATTCGTTGGGCATCCTGTGGATGAAAAGGCAATGAGGGCATTGACCCCGGCGGATGTAGCGCCCCTGTACAAACGTGCGTACTGGGACAAAATCAAAGGCGACGATCTTCCTGCTGGAGTAGACTATGCTGTTTTTGACGCATCCATTAATTCCGGTCCCGGTCGGGCTGCGAAGTGGCTTCAAGAATGTGTCGGGGCAACGCCAGACGGAGCAATCGGTCCCGGTACTTTGCAAGCTGTTGCAGCCCACGACCCAGCCGAAATCGTCGATCTGTACCAAGCCAAGCGGCTTCAGTTCTTGAAAGCATTGAACACTTGGGCTACATTTGGCAAGGGCTGGGAGCGTCGTGTGCTTGAGGTCGAAAAGGCCGCAGAAACCATGCTGGCGTAAGGAAAAGCTATGCCGTTGCAAAAACTACAGTTTCGACCGGGCGTCAACCGCGAGGGTACAAACTACTCCAACGAGGGTGGCTGGTACGCTTGCGACAAGATTCGGTTTCGCTCAGGCTATCCTGAGAAGCTTGGCGGCTGGCAGAGCTTGTCTAACCCGACGCTGTATACCTTTAAAGGTATTGCCCGGACGATGTGGAACTGGGTGACGCTGGCTTACGCCAACCTGAATGCCGTTGGTACAAACTGCAAGGTCTATGTCGAAAACGGCGGTGACTACCACGACATTACTCCACTCAACCCAGTAACCGCCGTCGCTCTTGGCACTAACCCCTATGCAACTGTTTCTGGCTCAAAGCTAGTCACGGTCACAGCCTCCGGCCACGGAATTACTGAGGGAACATACGTAACGCTTGCTGCTTCCGTAACGGTTAATAATATAACTATCGGTGGCGAGTACGAAATCATTACTGTGCCGGACGGTAATAGCTTCACCATCATTGGCTCCACCGCTGCAAACGCAACGGGTTCTGGAGGCAGCACCGGAAAGACAGCAACTTACGATTTGGCTGCTGGTTCGGGTACTTACACCACTGGTAACGGCTGGGGTGCAGGTGCTTGGAGCCGAGGTGGTTGGGGTTCTGCTACGACGGTGGGCGTGGGTCAGCAGTTGCGCCTGTGGTCATTCGACAACTTCGGCCAAGACTTGGCTCTGGCAGTTCGAGGTGGCGCAATTTACTACTGGGTAGCAGACACCAGCAGCTACGCACGTTGCATCAAACTTTCTACCGCATCGACTACCGCTGGGTACTCAGGCACGTTTGTACCGCACACAACACTCCAGATTTTTACTTCTGACACTCAACGGTTTGCAATTGCGTTTGGCTCCAACCCCTACGATCCAACCAATGCCAACACTACGTTTGATCCAATGATTGTGCGCTGGTCTGATCAGGAAAACGTTTACGACTGGGTTCCAACTGCTACGAACCAATCTGGTGAACTGAAACTATCTAACGGTTCTACGATTGTGACCGGCTTGCACAGCCGTCAGGAAAATCTGATCTACACCGACACGGCACTGTTTGTGATGCAGTACCTTGGACCGCCGTACGTCTGGGGTTTCAACCTGATTGCGGACAACATTTCGGTCATGTCGCCACAGGCGGTAACTTCGGTCAACAACGTGACCTACTGGATGGGTGTGGACAAGTTCTACACCTACACTGGTCGTGTCGAGACGCTGCCTTGCACCCTGCGCCAGTTCATCTTCAATGACTTTAATTACGCACAGGCATATCAAACAATATCCGGCAGCAATGAGGGATACAACGAAGTCTGGTGGATGTACCCGTCCCAGAACAGCCCGGTCAATGACCGGTATGTGATCTTCAATCACCTTGAGCGCGTCTGGTACTACGGTACGATAAATCGTACGGCTTGGCTGGATAGTGCGCTTCGTTCGCACCCTATGGCTGCGTTTAGCGTCCAAACTTCGTACTTGAACGCCGACATTACTTCTACGGCAACCAACATCACATTGATCAATGCTACGTCCTACCCGTACAGCGGCACGATACAGATTGGCTCGGAGATTATTACCTACACTGGCAGCGGCTCAAACACACTGACTGGCTGCACCCGTGGTACGGCTGGAACGACTGCGGCTTCTCATTCTCAGTACGACGTGGTGTCGTTCATCTATCCAAACCAAGTGCTGTTCCATGAGGTTGGCGTAAATGATGGGTCATTGCCTACGGCGGTTCCGATTGAGGCGTACATCAGCTCGTCTGACTTTGACATTGGTGATGGCCACAACTTTGGTTTCGTTTGGCGGATCATCCCCGACATCAACTTCACTTCATCTGCGGTGGGTAAGCAAGTCACGATGACGGTGCAGCCCAAGCAAAACTCAGGCTCTGCTGCTGGCGTTCCTAGCCCAACGGTGGTTCAAGCTTCTGCCTACACGGTTGATCAGTACACAGGTCAGGTCTATACCCGACTGCGTGGGCGGCAGATGTCGTTCAAGATCAACTCAACCGAACTAGATGTGGCGTGGCAGCTGGGTACACCAAGAATCGACATCAGACCTGAT